TTTTTAAAGGCAATAAAATAAGGGTACAACGTGTTGGTAATATACAGACAGATGCTGCTTATATTGATGTAGCGCTACGGTATGAACATTCTCATCATTCCGGAATGTGTGGTACGCCTATAATATCTAGAGTAGGAGAACACGGTAGTGCGTTAATAGGCATACATGCGGCAGGTGTAGAAGGTGCTCTGACCTCTTTTGGAGCATTTCTCAGTAAAAGGTCGTTAGAGTTTGCGTTGGATGCTTTGGCAAAAAGGTGTCCAACTATAGAAATTTTTTCTGAAGGAGCAATACATGAGCATAGACATATTCCTAATTCTAAGTCGTCAATGCGTTATGTGGAAACTGATCATCTTAAGTGTTTTGGTACTATTGACGGTAATATTCTTATCAATAAGAAATCGCAATACTCCAAGAATGATGATAGTGATGAGATTGAGGAAGAGTTTTTTAATAATTTTTCTTGGAAGCCTACTGTAGAATATGGTACTCCTATGATGAAACCTGAATGGAGGAATGGTGAATATTTTAATCCTTATAATATTGCCATTAACAAAATGAACAAGAATCTTGCTTCAGGTAATGATGAAGTATTGAGTAAGGTTATAGATGTTCTAAGTAGTCATTTAATATCACAATTGAGTAACAAAGGTATAGAGTATTTGACACCCGTTACTATTTTTGAAGCGGTTAATGGTGTTAAACAAAATGCATTTTTCCGAAGGATTAATGCTAATACTAGTGCCAGTTTTGGCTTTAAAGGCAAAAAATCTGATCATTTAGACATTATTGATGAAAATAATATGGATCGTTTTCCTGCAAGAGATTTATTGCAAAGTTGTGTTGATGCAATAAAGTTATATCAAAAACATGAGTGTTATCATCCTATTAATATATCAGATCCTAAGGATGAGCCGCGTGAGAGGAAAAAATGTGAGACTGGTGAGACTAGATTATATTACATAGGTTCCATTATTTCTCTTATTTTGGCACGTTCTACGTTAGGTGAGTTTTACACTCTTATGTCTCAATATCCTGACATTTTTTGTTGTGCGGTTGGTATGAATACTCATGTTGCAGGACCTGCCCTTTATGAAAAGTTCAAATTGTTTTCTAGTTACATTTTTGAAGGCGATTATAAAGGTTTCGATGTGGCTAATCCACTTTTTATTGGTAAAGCTGCAGCTACTGTGCAGCTTAATGTGTTAAAACATTTTGGATATAATGAGTACACCTTGAATATTGTAAAGGGTATTATGTCTGATAGTTTGTACCCATTGATAACCATATGTATGGATTTAATTTGTAAGCCAGGATTGCAACCTTCAGGTAAGTATGGTACTGCCGAAGATAATTCGTTAAGAAATTTAGTTATGCTTATGTACTTTTGGTATTCCAACCCCAATACCAATTATCTTTACTTCTTTGATTATGTATTACCTTTAACATATGGGGATGATGTTCTGGTGGGTGTGAAAGAGAGTGTTTCCCAGTTTTATAATGCTACTACTTACTCTATTTTCTGTCTAATGTCTTATGGGTTAGAGTTTACCTCTTCAGACAAACACTCTTTATTGACTTCTTTTAAAAATTTAGATGATGTTTCATTTCTTAAACGATCGTTCAGAGATCATTGTACCGATAGGAAAGTGATGGCTTTAGATATGAATTCTATTTGTAAAATGGTTTCGTGGTATAGACCTTCTAAGTTTGTAACAAAAGCAGATCAATTCCTATCTACGACTCAGTCAGCCATGTGGGAATTATTTTTCCATGTTAATAGTGAGCAGCAATTTGATAATATTCGTGTTTATATGTGGAATAGACTTATCAAGTATTTTGGTGGACAGGTAAGTGATTATCCTTTGCCATCATTTCAGGAAATCTATGATAATATATCTTCATAGATTTTTAAATTCAAATGTTTATAAAAGTACATTGGGCGTAATGGAAATTTATTCATAAACATTTGTCTTACTGGTGACTTTTTAGTTAGTTGTAACCATAGAAAAAAGCAACAAATAATGTCCACTTGATCTTTTTGCCATGAGATGAGCTTAGATTAAGTATAAAACTTAATATCTCGCCGATAAATATACTTTTAACAGACAACGTCTGTTTGACTTACGAGAGAAATATAAACGAGAACGTGAAAATCTAAGTATGGATTTGGATGACCAAAAGTATGAACCTCGAGTAGGTTATGGCCTGCATACCATGCGAAATAATAAATCTTTCCAGCGTTATGCTGGTAAGTTGAAATATGATAAAAAGGTCTGTAAAATCTTGACAAAAATAGCTGATATAGATGCAACTATTAGTAGTATTGAAAATATATTGGAAAGGAATTGTCGTATTTTATCAGAATCATCTAACGATAGCGATGCAGTTGAATCGACTATATCAGTACATGAGAATGTTCAGGATATTGGTGGTCAAGATTTCTTTATACGTAGTGCAGGAGCATCAATAGCACCTAGTATAGGTCAAATGGAGGTTTTAACTATGGCTCGCTTTGCTGAAAGACCCGTTGAGATTGATACTTTTGAACTTAAGACTGCGACTAATTTGGATGCTGTTTACTCTATTTGGGATGATATTAGTTCGCAACCTTCTATTAGAGCAAAACTTAGGAATTTTGCTTATCTTAGATGTAACGTTAGAGTACGAATTGCTATATCAGGAACTCCGTTCCATGCAGGACGTATTCTAGTGTCATACCAACCTTATCCTGAAAGAAATGAGACACTCCAAAATTTGCTTAGTAATTACGTCATAGATCCTACTTGTCGTCCTATGTTACTTAATTATTTATCACAAGCTCCTGGTGCGGCTATAATGGATGTTAAAGCTAATAAACCATTGGAAATTCTTTTACCTTTTATTTCAACTAAACCTATGCATCGACTTTTTAACAATCAGACTGCTGCTATTTCAGCAGCTACCCCTCTAGATGATTTGTTAGATGCAGGAGCTCTTTTTGTGTGGAGTATTAATGAGGTATTTGCTTATTCGGAAACTCCACCACCCGTTTCTTTTCAGATTTATGCTTGGTTCGAAGATATCCATTTAGGAACTTCCACTGCGACACATATGGCTATTAGTACAGAAGGAAAGGATGAACGCGAGGTTGGTCCTTTAGAACGAGTTTCTACAGCACTTGCTACTTATACACGGGCCTTGACAATGGTTCCATCCATAGCACCTTTGGCACGCGCTAGTACTTTGGTTTTGAGTGGTATTTCTGGGTTGTCGTCCTGGTTTGGGTGGTCTAAGCCCAATATTCTTGAACAACCGATTTTTGTTAAAAATCGTCCTTTTAGTAATAGTTGTGTTACTATTGGTGAAGATACTGTAGAGAAGTTGTCTTTTGATCCTTTACAAGAATTAACAATAGACCCTAGAGTTGTTGGTACTGATGTTGATGAGCTTTCTATTTCTTATTTAACTAAAATAGAGACATATCTTACCACTTTTTTATGGGCCTCTACTGATTTGGCTTTGGAAGCTCCTATATGGTGTTGTGGTGTTGTACCAACACTATGCACATTGGCGACTACGCTGACAGATGTATTAGTACAACCAACAGCAATGGCGTTTGCTGCTTATCCTTTTCAATATTGGCGTGGTGCTATAAAATTTAGAATAGAAGTGGTCTGTTCAAAGTTCCATAGAGGAAAATTGGCTATCTTTTATGAACCTAACATTGATCAAAATGTTATTATTAATGCTGATTTGTCGATGAACAAAAATTTTATGACCATTATTGATATTCAGGAAACTGAATCTGTAGACGTTATTGTTAATTGGGCTCAGCCTCGTGCTTGGAACCTTGTTGAGATTGCAGGTTCTGCGGCAGCAACCAATTATTCTTTGAATGATTTGACGGTACCTACTAATGGTTATTATAATGGGTATATAGGCATAGTGCCATTTACGACACTGCAATCTCCTTCATCTGATGATTCTGTATTTGTTAATGTATATGTAAGTGGAGTAGACTTACAATTTAATATGTTGACTGCTACGAATTTACCGACCATCAGAAAAGTTGTTTCTGAATCTGCAGATGTACATGTGCCGTTACTTGATAACACTATTACTACTTTTGAATTGAATAGTTCTACAGCGAGTGCTGATGGGACTTGTGAGTACCATTTTGGTGAACAACCACTGTCTTTTAGAGCCGCTTTAAGAAGATATGTCACAACTTATGAGGATTCAGTTTCTTCGAGTGCAGATTATAGGTTTGCTGTACTTGAAAATTATAGTATATTACCAGCTTCACCTCAATATGGAGCTTCAGCAAATACTCAGCCAAAATTAATAACCTACCTTCCTTATGCATATTTAGGAGTAAGAGGAGGGGTCAAAAAACGAGTTAGATTTTTATTTAACACGTCCACTGGAAATGGTAATGCAGCATACGCTGTTGCATCTAATGTCACACCATTTACAGTTATTACTCCTGGTACTACATTGGGGACCACTCCTCAGTATGTGACGCAACGTGGAACAGTCATCTTTGTTCCCCAAACTAATGGAGGCATTGAATTTGAAATTCCTTATTATTCTAATAATTTATTTCAATTTTCATTTGCCAACGATTTTATTGGGGGTAATAATTTAGGTGATATGGTCCCTGAGTGGCCGCGAGGATATACATGTACTATGGAATCCTACGGGACAACTGGTCAAACTATATGGGGTGTTGAATGTACTGCAGCAGCCGAAGATTTCACATTTATGCGATATCAAGGCGCTCCGTACTATTCATACACTGCTTAGTTGACTTGCACTGCTAGAAGATTTTCTTTTATCTAGCGTGCTTAAGCGAGAAGACGCT